GTTGTTCATTTTGCACAACTTAAAAATCATACCTGGAAGAGGAAGATAACGGTAAACACCTTCGTGGACAACGAACATCCCTTTCAAGAAATCCGTACGTTCCAACGAGGAACACAACTTTACCTTCAGGACGAATCCTAACTCACGTCCACACCAAGAAAAAGCCTCCGCATGGTCGAGCCCACACACCAACACCTGATAGAAAGCGGCCAACATACAAGCGATGTTGTCCATCCCATTGATGACAGTGGTAAGAAGGATTCCAGTCGGAAAAACTGAATTAAGGCGGGTGTCGAAACGGACACCATCAGACGTAGCCACCAACCTCTGGTTGGTGGCTTCCCTAAAATGGGTCAATTCGCTCTCGAAAAGACCCATAGCTCTCAAACGTTCCAACGTGGCTGCAATGCTGGCGGGAGAGCGACTGCCATCAAACTTGGAGAAATCATTACAATAATAATGACCCTGCAATTTGACTAAGGAGTCGTCTCCAGCCACAAGTATGGCATTGCGAACTTGGGCGATGAAATTAACCACCCCCTCAAGTTCAGTTACCGTCAAGCCTGAACAGTAAAACACGTGTACAACCTCTCCCCCAAGTTCCAAGACGCGAGGACGAAACTCCTTTTTCAACTGATCGTTGACCAAGGTGTAAGCCCCAACAAATAGGATCTGGTCCCGCGGAGAGACGTTAACGACAAAGCGCTCTTTGTCGGGAAGGCCTAGACATTCGTTATTCTTCACGAACCCCTTGCTATAGGGCTGTCTGGGCAAACCTGCATTAGCCTCTTCGAAGGCAGTAAGCAGGCGGCCACGAGTGACGCTGTTCGTCTCAAACAAGACAAACTGCGTCACAGCGCGCCTAGGATCATCCAAACGTCGGTACACGTTGAGATCCTTCTCCAACTGAGAGACCAAGGCCCACCCATGGGTGAGGTCTCTGTGTTTGCCTAAAACCGCGTTGGGACGGGTAATAAGGCGCCTGACGATTGCGGTAAGAGTGGTACACGCAGTCTTGGTCGTAGGGATGACCTCGTGCGAAAAGCGCAACAATGAATAAGCGGTGTGAGAACGACGAGAAACACTCTGCGTGCAACAATAGTCATATGCAGCAGAAAGAGTTTCTTGGTCATTCACAACCTCATCATAGTCGGCCCCCCGCACTCGGACAGAACCCATACACTTATCAGTCCACACTGGGCAAGTTGGCGGTTGAACAGCCAAACGCACCTCTTCCTCCGGCAATAAATGAGAAAAAGGTGTTGCCACGGTAGGACGTGCAAACTCTTCACGAACTGGAGGAGAAGAAAAATTCCATCCAAACAGAGAAGAGTGACGACCATTTCCA